ATTCATTCCGCTCTTCTGAATCACCTTCGTTCTCCTCCTCTGATTCGTCTTCAGATTCCTCAATGTCTTCGCTTTCAAGGCTGGCAAGATCATCTTCTTCCTGTGACTCCTCTTCAGATTCCTCCAAGGGTTCTTCTTCTGATGCGGTTGCTCTTCCAATACGTTGAGCGATAAGCTCTTCGATTGAGATATTAGACACTGGTTCTTCAGCCCCAGCGATAGCTTGATTGTTGCTCATAATTAAAACACTAGTTTATACGCTCTAGCGAAAGCGATGTCGGGAATGTAATGTAACAATGATGCGTCTGTCAATGCAAAGTTTCAATAGTTACATTCTATGTCTTAGACAAAAAGAGAGGCTAGAGAATTAACTCTAGCCCCTCCCGAACACCGAACATGAAACTCAGAACGCAATTACTGAGTAACGGGAATATGCAATAAATTCAACAACTCGTCAAGAGTAGAAATAGAACCTGTGATTTTCATTACATCATTAGTGTCTTGTGCCATGCGAAGATCAGCAAAGAACCTTTCACGCTCATCACGCACAAACTGAATAATTACTTTAAATTCATCACGATCAGATAGTGATTCTACGGCTTGTTGGATTGTTGGTTTTGGTAGCTGGGTCATATTATTTTTGTGGTTTTAATCCAATGGAACTAAGCAAATTGTCAACAATAGTTGGTTTTAATTTAGCATCAGCATCCTCAAGTTTTTTTGTCACCGCCTGAACTTCCCTTCTAAGCTCTCCAGTAACAGGAGGAACATTATTGTCACCGCCAACAAATCTGGATATAATTGTTTTTCTGAAAGCGTCATCATTGGTTCTATACGCTTCTCCAGCAGGGCCAGCGTCTTTGAAATTCTTGTCTCTCCATTTCTGCATTTCTTTGGTAATCCCAAAAGATGGTTTATAATCATTTTCATCCATCCAATGCCTGCTAGCTTCAAGTTTTACAAGAGCATTGTATCCATCTGGGTTATTTTTATAGTAATAAGGATTAGGAACGATTAATGAAGGCTCACCTCCTCCTTGACCAGGAGGATTTGTTTTTCCTCCCCATGCCATGCCACCCACATTCTTTCCTTCTCCTGCAAAATAATTAGTAAGTCCTAATTGTTTTGCGTTAATTACTGGATAGCCAGCATAACTGGTCAATAGTGATTGATTATAATTTTGTGGCTTTTTCTTATTGTAAGCCTCACTTAGAATTGGTAAAGGTGGCATATTATTTCATTGATTTGCTTCCACGGCATTTCCATTTTTTACGCGATAGATTATTTGGTGAGTTAGGATCACTACGCCAATCTCCCTTAATAGCATTTGACCTAGCGCAATACGCATCTGCTTTTTTTGTGGAAGGACGAATACGATCACCTCCATCAGCAGCTTTACCAGCTTGACCATACTTAATGGTTTTTTTGCGGCCCGTTGCAGGATTTGTGATTACCTTTTTAAACCGCTTTTCCATTATTTCTTGGGCTTAGGCTTGGAATGCGTCAATGGCTTGCTAGATGCTGTATGCTTTGCTCCAGTATGGATTTGACCATTCATCTTGTGAACTGCCCCAGTATAGAGTTTCCCGCTTTTTAGGTAATGTTTGGAACTAGCACTCATTTCTTCTTTGCTGTTTTTGCAGATTCCTTAAAATCTTTAGCTGTTGGTGCATTTTTGCTTCCAACCTTGTTCATTTTTTCTCCGCTTCCAGCTTTGATACGCTTACGCTTTGCTGCGATATTTGAATATAATCCTTGTTTCATAATATTATTGTTGATTCATTTGTTGAGTTTGCATCCCACCCATGTTTGCTGGAGCAGTTCCGATTCGTCCAATTTGAGCATTCTGAGCTTGTTGAAGCATGAACTGGTATTGGCCAGCATACTTTTGAAGCCTTGCTGCAAATGCCTCATCTTGTTGTGCGCGTTGAGCAATATCTGGTTGTTGCACATAGGCTTGAACCATCTGCATTGCTACTTGCGCTCCATTTGCTTGTGCAGGAACCTCGATGCCAGAGAAGATTTTTGCGAGATCATCTGTAACCGCTTTAGCAATTTTTTGCTGGGACTCTTCAGCAGGTTGTAACACATAATCCGCAAAAATTGGGTTGATAGATGCCGCAGTAAATTCAAGCATCTTGTTGACATCAATGATTCCATTACGATCCATTTGAAGTAAGCTGATCATATTCTTTAATTGAAGATCAGCAGTTTCTGGATCGCTTGCCTGTGAGTCAAATGCAACAGTAATTGAGAAGTTTTCGTCTGGACTTCCCTTTGACATCACTTGTGGGTTTGGATTACCAGTGACTTGGAAGAAAACTTCATCTGGCCCCATACGCTGATACAATTTCCAAGCAAGGGTAAGAACATCACGAACATGATCAAGGAATTTTCCGACATAGAATTGTTGGCGAATAGCTGAAATTGGATTGGTTAAGTCAAGACCAACTGCACGATCCGCTTGCAAACGCATGGATTGTTCTACTTCCATAGACCCTTGATCCATTTGTGGAACTGGGCCAAAAGCAATCTCACCAAGACGGCGGTAAGGAACCCTGCGTCCTGGCCCCCAATCAGATGGAGGGCGACCAGCAGGATGCATGATCGGGGGCAGAGTGGCAATAGATGCCCTGTCTACACGCGAATCACGCTCAGTCTTAATTTGCATTTGCGGCCCACGAAGGATGTCAGAGAATGTCTGAACTTCGTACATACGCTTTTGATCGTTTGAAAGCCGAGTCACAACGAATGGATAGTCATCGTATCCGTTCAGCAATTCATACTTTGCATAACCATCTTTTTGTGGGTGAAAGATCGTGCAGTAAATGCCTTCAGACCCATCTTCTTCATCAATAAGTCGTTGATAACCATAAACAACCATAACTAGGTCGTTGTCATCAGTAATTGGAAGGCGGCTAACTGTCTTTAGCTTCTCTCCATCAATATACATGGAGTCCTTTCCACGAAGTTCTTCAATCGCTCCACGAACCCAATCTTCATCCCATCCCTCGTTTGCCACTTTTTTCTCAAGCTCTTGAGCCGTGAGGAACGTGCGCCAAAAGACATACGGACTACGTTGTGGATCTGAAACGTATGGGGGGAATAGGATTTCGCCATCAGACGAACATGAGTGAACAACTGGACAATCAACCGAAAGCCTTGGGATTGGGATTTTAGCCTTTCCTGTAACACGAAGATCCTTAATTGCTTTCTTTGCTCGCTTCTTACTGAGGTCTGGGAAGGCTTGTTCAAGCATAGCCAACACCATTTCGTCATCAGTTCCAGACGCAACAAGGTTTGCCAAGTCTGGTGATTGTTGTGCAATCTGATCAAGTGAGACTTCTTGCAGGAACGTGCGCTTTTCACGCTTCCATCCAACATAAGAAACCATGATGCCTTTTTCGAGCAAGTAGTTAGCTCCAAGCTCCATCTCGTTACGGAAGTTTGGGATATAACTTGAGCGCATCCACTTTAGGAATGAGGAAACCATTGCTGCACGGGGCATTGAGGCCATGCTTGTTGGAAATGCCTTGATATGGCTGCGGCTTAATGCTTGATCAAGAATCGACACAAACATATCAATACGCTCACCAACGATGTTGACTTCTTGATCGCTTGCACCTTCCCATGGGAAAGCATTTGCTCCATGTTTCCTCAAATCGTCAGACTTACCATCCCAGATATTGCGTCGATCTTGGTATGACTGCTGGCAACTTTGAAAATATTCGTCAAGTTCGATAAGAATATTATCATAAGCCATCGTCAACATCCCAACATCTGGCTCGTCATCAGCGTAAATTAGTGATTCGTCGCCTATTTCTGCTTCGTATTTGCTCATGGTAAATAATGGTAAATTTCTTCTTCTTTTGACTTTTTAATTGAAATGTTTTTTCCTACTAGTCGATGCGAGACTTTTCTGCCACAACGGACATTAACAGCAAAACCATCAAGCCGTCCGACAACAAAATCTGGGTTTAAGCATTTACGCAATACGAGAATATCATCAAATACTTCATCAGTATCTTCAGTTTGTTGTAAATTGCAATCAGTATTTTCAACAATGATTTCTTCTGCTCTGTCCATTTTTCTAGGACGGCCTAATTTTTTAGCTATTGTTTTCATATTAGTATCCACCGCCCCCTTGGACAGTTGAGAATGTTTTGGTTTGGTCTGCATGGTCAATATCAGCAACTGCGGCGTATCGTAGCACATCGATAGGATCTTTCCAAGCCTCTTTTAAGCCTTGTTCACCCGTGTACTCAGATAATGCCGAAATGATATTCTCGCAGTCTTTTGAGACGTAGAATTTTGGACGATTAACCGAATCCATTGGCTTGTTTGTGTCCCATGCCATTTTGCCAATAAGAACTTGTAGTCCATCGTCAATTTCAAGTCCAGGGGCAGGTACGCATACGATGCCAGCATCAGATAGGTCTTCAATGATGCTAGAAGCCCCATCAGCGGCTTGGTAACGTGCAGCACCTAGTCTTGGGTCAATAAGTCGCTCAAAGATGTCCTCGCCACCTTCTAGGTCAATTATAAGATCAGCATAATCTCTGATGCCGTATCCTTGTCCTTTTGCTCCTTCTCCAGCAATCCACTTCCCAGACTTCCATTCGGCCCAGTCTCCAACGTCAACTCCTGGCCATTCACGATAAACGTAAAATGTACCACCAGAATCAACAGCAATCCAGCACATAAACCAATTTTTTGCACCAGCAGGGTCAATAATGTTGTACCTTGTGATGTCTTCAGTTGGGATTAAAGATGCATCAATGACATTTACAGCCGTGTTAAACTTGGGGAATTTAGTTGCTTGTGATTTTACTGGAACACCATAAGCCCGAATTAAGATTTCCTCTCTAGATCTACCCATGAGGTTCTCTTTGATTCGATCATATCCACCAAACGGATTGTCTTGAGAATGAAAGTAATGGATTGATGCGTTTCGTTTCTTACTCCTCTGGACGTATGGAACGAGTTCGTTCTTGAGTAGTTCAGCATTGCGAGACTCAATAATTGATGCTCCATCCAGGTACTCCTTGATCACTTCTGTCCATCCATCAATAGGGGTGAACGTGACAAGCATTTTGGCATTACGAGTAGCTAGTCGGAAGCGTAGGGTATTGACTAATTCTGGGCCAAGCAGGTACTCGTCTAGCCAAACACCAATGTTGTGCCAATTAGGATTCCTGCTTCCAAGTTCAGCACCTTCTAGAATTGTTGGATTGTTTTGATATTGTGAATACGTTTTAAAGATGATTTGACTTCCATTCGGTAAGATTAAGGATGAGTCAGTAAATCCATTCTTTTTTGTGTAGCTAATGTAAGCATTCGCAGAAGTCTGCTTGGTCTTCATTTCTGCTGGCAACCAGTCATAAACTGCACTTTGTTGCTGGCGAATAGAAACTTCGGATGTTTGAGCAAAGCAAAAGATTTCAGACTTAGGGTTTTCAATCGCAGATCGAACAATCGAGAACGCACCCCATTGAGTTTTTCCGCTGCGGTTGCCTCCTAATGCTAGGATCTCATTGACCTCATGCAGTTGCTCTTCTGCTTTAATCCAATGAGGAAGTCTGAACCCAAAGCGATATGGGTCTTTTTCAGCATTATCAATGGCATCATGGTAAGCCTTATGGAGTTCCATAAGCTCATCTATCTCCATTACTGATATTTCATCATCAGTTGGTGGAGTAAGGATTTGATGCTGCTTCCAAATCATCCTTCAATAATTTCAGCTTCAACAGCTTGAGACTTGATGCGCTCTGCAACTTTAGCTTTAGCGTCAGCAATCATCTTCATTGCATCATCAATAGATGCCCCCTTGCGATGCTCAATTACCATTCCTGCCATACCAGTCAACTGGGCGGCTTTATCTGTCATAATCCCAACAGTCAAAGCCAACTTTTCTGGGGAGATTTTGGATAGTGCTTCTGGATCATTCGATAGTTGTTCAGCTTTCTCAAACAATAGATCAGTATATTCTTGAGCCGCAATAGCATAACGCATAGAGAACTCTTTACGCTTTGTTTCAAGCGTATCATTATGCCTCCATTCTAGTTTGCGGATTGTTTCGTGACCTAATCCAGTTTTCTGGGAGATTGTCTTGATTCGGCCTCCTTGCGCCAGCATCCACAATGCTTGGGCCGCAATTCCAGGAGCATAATTCTCAACCGAACCGCGAGAAAGATTCTTAGCCCTTTCACGAATCTCAAGAAACCATTCGGATTTCTCCTTTTTTACA